TGCCAAGCAAGACCATTAGCCAGCATTTTTACTAACGCTTTCAGTTTTTTAAGTTCTTGTTCGGTTAGCATTCTCTGCCTCCTTAGCACATATATCACAAACGCAGAGTTTTATACCTTTAATGTCTTTGACATTATTGGCAGAGGTATGTGAATATCTTAGGCGGAATATACACAGCTCATACTTTTGGCAGTGCATACAGAGGCGTTCCAGTCCGGCGTTTTTACATCCTAAGATCCGTCCGCAACCGGAGCACTTTCTAATTTCTACCATATTTAGCCTCCTTTTTTCTTTTCCATTCTTTAATCCACCTTTGATTACGGATTTCTCTGAGGCAATGACTGCAAATTTTTTTGATAACTTTATGCGTGTTAGCATTTTTGTTATCTTCCTCTTGGCAAATAGGACAAATCTTACGATAAATTGTTTTCATCAGAACCTCCTGTCAAGCCACCATAAGAAAAGTATTAAACCGACAACAATTGCTATATCAAAACTAATTGCGAAAGCCATAGCATCTCCTCCTTATTTCAAATAACTATTTATATAATACAATAAATTAACAACTTGTCAATGTGGATAACTTATTTTTTATCTAAAATTTTCTTTATTTTCTCGGGGTCTATTATGTTGTAATTTTCGTTAAGTTTAGCTACCATTTTTGTGGGCAATTTCAATCCAAGCAGAGATAATTTTTCAAAGTTTGAAAACAATTCTGTAAGCACGAAGAAAGTGCCAAAGGCGGAAAACGCCCAACCGAATAGATTAGGATTAAGGCAACCCACTATCCAAACGGAAGCTAACGCTATTGAGTAGCGTCCAATCTTTCCTGTTATTCTTCCCATTCCGTAAGATGAGAAGCGTTTGAATTTTACCGCTACCCACATTCCCAGAACAGTATCCAGAATTATCATCATTAAAAGAGCGTAAATCACCGCATATTGATGTTCGTCAAGAACAAACATTCCCGCTGGAAATGAAACGCAAACCTTATGCCAGAATTTATTTACAATACTTTTCATATTATTTTTTCATTGATTTCATATTTTTTATTTAGTTAATTAAATTGCTTCTCCTAATTTATTTGCCGTGTATTCCACAAATTGCCCTCTCAAATGAGTTACTGCTGAAATTGTATCCTCCACATCTCCGCTTAATCTGGTTACTTTCCAGAAGAAAGCCGCGTCTGTCGCACTTGGCAAATCAATCCCAGTTATCTCTGCTAAAACTAATCCATTACTTGTAGCGGAAGCTGTGCTGACTACTGTCAAAGTTTCTTGAGCGGCCGCCCCAACGCTTTCGTTGGGACTTCTCCATAAATACTCTAATTGCCATTTACAATTTCCCGGGCTTATTCCATTTGCGTGCCAGCCTATGTTTAAGGTTATGGCAACTGTTCTATCCAAATCAGCTGGAATTAAAAATGTTCCACTTACGCTTTCTTGATTGGCTTCAATGGCATCTGCAAATTCCCAACAACCAGTCAAACCGTCTTCTACGAAAGTAGCTGGTTTAGCTCCTGGGGCTTTTATTCCATTCGCTCCGATATAAATTTTCTTTTTTACTCTCGCTGTTCCCGTCAAACTTAATTCTCCGTCTGAAGCGAATGAAGCATAATTTGTATTATCATCTCCAAATTTACAATCTCCCACTACTTGAAGTTTAGCGTCTGGGGTATCTGTTCCTAATCCGACATTAGTAGTTAAATCTATCGGAGATAAATTAGTTCCTGATTTTTTCCACCATTGAGGATGTTGTTTAAAAATTTTCATATTAAACTTCCTTTCCAGAAATTTTGAGAGGCTGCTGAAGCCACTACATAAATTGCGTTAGTTGCATCATCATAATCTATAGTCACACTTTCACCAGATTGAAGAAAACACAAAGCATTCGCTCCTGCATTGGTCACATTTGCCTTACCTACATATAGAGTTCCTGTATTAGCTGGGTCGGCTGAAATAATTACAGACTTAGTAGCTCCTGAAAAAGTAACTTCAACTGCTGTAGTACCAACTGAAACTTTACCCCCTCCCTCTAAGTTAGTATTAGACTTCACTCCTGTAATTATATCGTCTTGCTTATCTTCAGTGGCAGGATCAATAACATTACCAAGAGCATCACTTGTCTTGACTACAATATCTCCTGATTTTAAACCTCCTTGTTCTAACATATTATTCTATTAACCCTATTAAAACACTTTTAGTTATTATTTTTTTCTTTACTAAATCTAGTTTATATTTTTCCTTCTCATCATCTGTCATTTTTTCCATCTCAGTCTTTATAAATTTAATTCTATTTGATATAGAGCTATTTTTTAAATCTATTTCTTCTTGACTTAAATCTTTTTCAGAAAGAGCTTTTTTGTATTGTGTTTTAAATTTAGGATCTTTTTTTAATTCCTCTAGTAATCCTTTACTTCTTTCCTCTGGAGATAATTTTACAATTTCACGTGCCCTAACAACATTCTCAGAACTAGAAACTCCCTTAGTAGGAAAGCCAGACTCTCTGATAATATATAGCTGAGTAGACCTATCTTCTGGTTCAAAAGAATTAATATATTCCTGAATAGCTTGTTTCTGTTCTTCACCTCCAGTTTCCATTTTTCTTAATTGTTCAAAGAACTCGTCTTGTTTTTTATATTTCGCTGCGCTACCGACCTCTTCTTCAGAGCGCTGCTTCAAAAACCTACTTATTATTGGAAGCTCTTGGGGACGAGGTTTATCTTCCTTACCGATAGATGAAACAAGATTAATAGTTTTATTTACGAACTTACCAGCACCACTAACTATTTGATTAAAACCATAATCTATATTTTCAGGGCTAATTTCTATAACTCTATTAGTTGTCGTAGATAATTTATCAGTAATTTTTTTAGCTATTCTACCAGTACCTGTTTTTTCAATAGATTTAAAGAATTTCTCTGATTCAGGGAGTTCTTCATTATAATCTGGTTTAATTGGTGCTCCATACCATGCTTTATTTCTTGATATGTCAGCTGGTATATCTCCTAATGTAGGCATAAAAGCTGAAAATAAATCCGTTCCCCCTAAAGGATTATAGGCTTCTGTTATAGAAGTAATTAGTTTTTCTGCACTATCTTTAACTCCTTTAGCCTTATCTACTGATGTATCATAAGCTACATTTACCATTGCCATTATAGGTTTTAATCCCCAAGACACTGGAATTGTTGCATATTTAACCCCCTCTTCTTGTGGAATTAAAATAGGTAAGTTTGATATTCTATCCCAATCACTTACCTTATCTCTCCAATCAGGATCAATAGAATCATTCCATTGATTGACAGCTACAACAGGGACCGTAACCGAAGTAATAACTGCAGTAGCTACTTTAGGATCCTTCATTGCCATTAGCATTTTAGCTGAGCCTTGAATAGATGCGTTAGAAAACATATAGAGCGCATTTATTATTGGTCCCGCTGTTCCTTTGCGATTAAAGTTAACGGTTGATTCTTTAGAAATTTGAGCTGCTCTCATTCTACTAAAGCCTTTTTCTAAGGCTACCTTATAAGAAGATAGTCGGTTAGAGTCTTCAAATATTTGATTCCAGTTATCTATACTTTGTAGAAATTGTTCTGTTGCTTTTTTTGGGTTTGATCTATTTATTTTTCTTATCTTATCTAAATCTATTTGAATTTGTTTTCTAGTAGATAGAGCCATGCCTCCAGTAGTTCCTCCATCTTCTACCATTTGCCTGTAAAGCTTTGCGCCTTCTGTATTTTTTCCTCTTATAGCATTGAATACATCTTTAGCACTAGTAGCTAGCTTAATAGGAGTTTTTGCTGCGCCAGAAAATCCTATTTTTTTCTGTGCCGCCATATAAACCATATTTTCTTGTAAGTCTCTAATAATGTTACTAAAGGCAAATTCTGGATTATATCTTGTTGCTAGACTTGAATAAAATCTCGTAATACTATTTATCCATCTAAATTTATTTGGGACATGTTCAACATTTACTCCTTGTAATGCTCCTGCTAAAACTTCGTCATTTATTTTAAGATTTATTGGATTTCCCTTTTCTCTCATAGCTAAAACTAACGGATCAGTAACTTTCTTAGTTATAATCTCACCGCTAAATGTTCTTCCGATTGGAGTAGCTTTTATTTCTTTAAATAATCCACCAACCATCTTATTATCTCTAGCAAATTGTAAAACTGATAATCCAACTCTATTTTTTTCTGCTCTTACCACTGCCTGCTCTACATTAGCTGTTATATTTTCTATTATATCTGCTACTTTTAATTGACTCCCTTTAGCTCTTAATAATCCAGAGCCTTTAGTACTAAACCCTTTTCCTCCAGTTAACCATTTGGCTATATCTTCAGTTTCGTCAAGAATTCTATTGAGTGGAACGTGATGTTTATAGGTTTTCCCGAGAAGATCATATAATTCTTTACTAATAACTTCTCCTTCGTAAAGTATTTCTAGAGTTTGCTTATTTAGATTACTAATACTCTCAGCGATTCGTTTTATTTCTTTTCCTTCAGCCGAACTCTCAATTACTCTCATTACCTCTTTTGCTTGATTAGTTGTAATGCCAGCTGCTTTTTCTCCTAGCTTTAAATTCCTTTCAGGAGCATGGCGTGCTACTAAGTATCTATTAATGTTTTCTGATATTTTATCAGCCTTAACCCCTAAAGACTTAGCTGTTTTAACTATATCTACATCAATATCTTTAATAGTACTTTTTATATTCTCTAAACGGGAAGCGACTCTACCATGGAATAGCGTCTCTGCAAGATAAGGATCAGTTTTATCAGATATTTTTATTTCAGGACTTTCAATTAATTTTTTAACTCGTATCATTTTATCTTGCCCCCATTCTCTAATTCCGGTTGCCCAAGTACCCTTTATAAGTTTTTTAGTTTTTAGATAATCAGTAGGAGTAATGTTTGCCAATCTATCTACTTGCTTAGCTTCGGTTAATTTTTTCTCGCGTGCTATTTGAAGAATGCTTTTACTTTTGGCTGCCTTCATTCCAAGTACTCCCAGCGCAGCCATTTTAGGATCAATTCCAAATTTACCCTCTTCATCTACTTCAGCGCCAGTTGCTACTCCTGCAAGGGCTTCAGTTGGTTTAGCTTTTGATACTCTAGTATATTCCTTTACCTTTCCTTCTCCTCTTATGTGTTTTTTTACTTTAACCTTTTTTAATCCCTTTTCTTCTACTCCTGCAGCTTTACGATATAACTTTTCATCTTCTGTAACCTTAAATTTTCTAATTCCTTTTTGATATTGTTCTACAAGTCTGTGTTTTCCATCTTTAATAAAATATTTACCATTAGCTTGCTTTTTAACTAATAGTGGTAACTCACTAAGAGATTTCTTTCCTTTTTTAACATCCCTAGCGGCAATTGTAATTTCATCTGATTCAGCTATATCTTTGAGGGTTATTTCTTTTGTAGGGAGTTTTATCTCATCTTTATATTTTAAATCCCTGCTTTGTTTCGCATATAATTCAGCTATTTCTTTTTTTTCTGAATAAAATTTACCCTTTTTTAGATCATGATATTCTATCCCCTTCTGAGGTAATTGCTTATTCTGATATTTAATTGCGTCATACTCAGGGCTAAACTTACTTTTCATATATGCATCTATTTCTGTAAATTGACTACCTCTTTGTATAATTTTTTGTGCCCCAATATCTCCTTCCTTCGCAAGTTGATTAATCGCCGCTCTTTGATCTTTTTCAAAAGAGAGAATATTTTCAAATGTTTTTAACTCCTTAGTAACTTTTTTATCCGCTCCATGGTAAAGAGGCTCTGATATCTTTTTTAATTCTCCTATCTTAGTCGGCTTAGTAGCAAATTTTTGCTTCTCTAACACTCTTCCAAATTCATGGGATAATCCTCGTAATGTTCCTGGCATCTTTATTTTATAATGCTGAGTGAGTCTTAATGCATCCTCTGTTAATTGTAACGCATCTTTTTTAGCCGGCTTATAGCTTCCTGCTATATAATCTGTAAAATTAGACATCACCTTTTGGTCGTCTATATGAATTTTCGCTTTCGGTGTAGTAATTTTCTTTTTAAAATCTTTTGCAATAGTACCTAATTCTTTACTTAAAATACTTTCTTGTTTCATAACTTTATAAACATCCTCTACTGTGTCTGCTTTTGTCATTGCCTCTATCGCTTCGCCTGAATATTTTTTAGCATGCTTTCCAAGAGCCTTAACAGTATCATTAAATTTTCTTAACTTAGAAATATTTTTAACAACTTTAGCGGAAGCTCCTCCCCAAGGAAGAACATCTAATCCTGTCATTCCTATTGATGTTATTGCCATACCAAATTTTCCAATTCCAGTTTTCTTTTTTATATATTGACCTATTTTTGTTTTTTCAAATTTTTCTCCAGTTCTAGAAAAAGAAGTGACAGGCTCCCTGCCAAGAATAAACTTTTCAAGCTTAGTTTCTGGAGTAAATATTTCTTTCTTTCCTTGTAATCTTTTTAATTCCATTTGGAATTTCATAGTAGCTCTAGTAGGTAATTCTAGCGCTAAATTTTTAACTATGTCTGCTTGTGCTTGAGGTAATCCTCTAATAACATCCCTGGCTCTTATTTTTGAGGTTGGTTTAAAGTAATCCGAGATATAATCAGTAGGACCTTTTTGAGTAAATCTTTTAGCTCTCCCTATCCAAGAATCATCTTCTTGGGAACCTTGAATAAAAGAGGATACTCCTCCTCCTATACGAGATCTTAATTCTTGTAATTGATTAAAGATTGACATTATTGCATTAACATAAATGATTTAATTTCTTCCTCAGTCCACCCCGCGTCTCTTAGTTGTTGCATTCTTTGTGTCATTTCCCCAGTTTCTTGAACTCCTGTTTCTTGTATTTCACCAGTCTTAGAATTAATTTTATAAATCTTTCCTCCTATATTCATAGTTGACCATGTTCCAGTACTAGTCGTAGTTGGTTTATTTAACTCTTTTAATCTTAATTGATAATCTAAGTCAGTTGATTTTCTAGTTTCTTCTAATGCTCCCTTATTAGATTTAGCAATTGCTTTTTCTAAATTTTTAGCACTTAATGTTCCACCTTTTTTAGTCTTAGTACTTACTCCTAATGACATCGCTAAACTCTTTAATTGCTGCTTCCAATTTTCTTCTCTTTCTTCTTCGGCGTACCCTCTTTCTTCTTCAGCTACATCAAGACCAAGTTGTAAGTTTCTATCTTCTGTTTGTCTCTGAATATTAGATTCTTCAAATCCTAATTGAGACTTTAAAACATCAGCTGCTGCAGTTCGCTGGGATTGTAAATTTTCCAGTCTTGTTTGAAGAGGAAGACTCTTAAGCGCTGCTGATTTTTCTAAAGCAGTTGATTGTCCTGTGACAAATTTTTGTGCCATAGGCTCTGCTTCTGCTTTGGCTATACCCAGCTCTTTTGACGCGATTAAATTTTTAAGCTGAGTTTGAGTCCCTGTTTCTTCCTCCGTTGGAGAAAGATAACCCGCGTATTTACTTCTTAACGCTTCAAGTTGAGAAGTATCTATTTTTGATATTGTTGCCATATTATTACTTGACAGGTTGTAAGTAGTTTACTATACTCCCTGTATAATTATTTAATTAAAATTTATGAATAAAATTATATTGTCTGTATTGATAATGCTTCCTATCGGAGTTATGCTATTTATAATATATCTTCTATTGATGTGTCAGGTATTTCATACAGCATCACTTAATTGAGGTTCTGTCCTTTCTTTTTTTGTGAAAAATTGACTTTTTCTTTTTTAATTTTTCTGAATTTTCAACTTTAATCATTTTCTCTCCAAATAATTCTGGATGTAAATATCCTTCTTTTTCTTTTTTCTCTTCTACTATAATTGGATTAGCTTTTGCAAACCTATCTTTCCTCACTCCCATAACAGTCCAACTAAATTCACAATCCTCATCTGAAAATACTTCAAATTTATTGTTTTTTACTTCTTTTTTTATTCCTAGCCTAGCTAAACTTTTAATTGGCGTTAATTGATATTCTATTTTTTCATTCAATGCTTCAAAATAGTTGGGCAGTTTTATAATTGCTTTTTTATTTTTAGTTTTTGCTCTTCCTTTATAAATATTTAATTGTTCAGGACTTTCGGTAAAAGAATGATTAAGAATATGTGTTTTCGGTTTTAGTGGGTGGTCAATTCTAAATGAACCTCCGCCTTTTGATAATGTTCCAGCTATCTCTAAATTTCCAGCTGATGTTAATTTCATTTTTAGAGAACTATTACTATACCAGTAACAATCAGCACCATCATTATCATTATTATATTTAACTATCCAATTATCACATTCGTGTTGCGTATCATGAAAAGACTCAAAATAAAAATTCGTTGCTTCCATGAGGATTATATCTGCCGCAGCTATAACTATATCGTCACCAGCACCATCAGCAAATAAATGCAAAGTATTATCTGCATCAATCACTATATCTCCGTTTGAATTGGCGTATATTAGAGCTTTTGTATTACTCCCATATCTAAATCTAATAATTCCGTCATTCTCTACCCATACATCTGCTCCTGCACCATTATTTGCTTTAAATGTTCTACCTATAAATGTTCCTGAGGTTATTCGTTCAGCTGCCATACTACCTGCTGTAATTGTCCCCATATTCGCTGATATAGCAGATAGAGTTCCTATACTTATCTCAGTAGCCGTAACAGAGTCAGCGTGAAGTTCACTAGTATTGACAGCTCCTGCAGCTATCTCACTCGCTGTAATTGTATTACCAGCTATTTCATTAGCCGTGACCGTATTGGCAGCTATATTATCTGCTGTAATCAGCACTCCAGTTCCTTTTGCTCCAAATGCTTGAAATGTAGCATCTTTTCCAGTTTCATTTTTTGCTACACATAATAATATCTTATTTGCTCCTGCCGCTGTTCCTGATGTTGTGGTTTTTTGTAATACTGTTTCTGATGTTCCCTTATCAAAATAAATATAAGTAAGTGCGGCTATATTCCCAGTATTACCGGCAGATATAGAAAATGTCGTTCCATCACCCAATGTAATTGTTCCAGAAGTCCAAGCTACTGTATTTGCATCAGATGCTGAAAATGTTCCTGAGAAAGTCCAGCCTTGTATGTTTATCAAAGAACCTGCATCTAATTCTGTAATTGATGAACCTGTTGGTGTAACAGATATAGTTCCTGCTTGATTAGTAAATTCTCCAGCAACAACTCTCGTTGTGCCAGCAAGATTCGTAAGGCTTTCGTCTATGATAGCCCTTATTTCTCCCTCGGTAAGATACTTTTCTTCAATTTCAGGAATGCCTTGTTGTTTGAATTCTTTAATCATTATTTTCTTCTTCTTGGATATCTATTAAAACTTCTATTGGAAATATAATTGGTAACTTTACTGTTCCCGCCCAACTTAACTCTATGAAAAAATTATTCTGAGGAGTTATAGAGCTATCTAATATGTCTTGCTGATTAAAAATTATTTTTCTTGTTCCAGTTGTAAAATTAGTAGTATTTATAGTTGTAAGTGTTTTTGTAGCCACAGAGTCATCATAATAAATCTTACAAACTAAACTCATATTTGCTGCCAATGCAGCCCCTAGAGGTATTCGTATTTTTTCTATAGTAAATTTTGAACCAATGGTATATATCTGAGATCTCCAAATTGAATCGTAGGTCGCTGTTGTAGAATACTTATCAATTTGATATCCGCTTCCATCCCCACTACCTATAACTATTTGTTGAGTAGCGGCGCCTTGCTGAACAGCTTTTAATGCTGTACAAATTCCACTAGTCCCAGCTGAGGTAGTACGAGCAATATTGTGAATTACTTTTGGTAAATTATTATTCTTTGAACCATATCCTAAAACTGAAACAGAAGCTTCTGGAGTAGAAGTAGATATAGGCCAAATTAATCGTCCGCCGCACGCATCAGTAGCTCCTGCCATTGGTGGCTGCCCATCTTCAATAAAAGCTATTTCAGAAATTGAATCTCCTCCAATGTATTCTGAGAGCCTACAACCAGCAACAGCATTACCTGACCAAATGTATAATCTTCCATTAACATTCATAAGAGCTGTAGCTAAAGTATCTGGAAGATAAATAGGTCCCCTATAAAATGTGTTCGTATTTGTAGGATCCCATATAAATAAGGCTGCTTTTCCTTGTTCTAAGGTACTTGATGATGTTTGAATAGCTAATATAGCTACATCCATACCCCAAGAATCAATATCAGTTATAAACCATCCTTTTGGCAAATCCAAAGCATTATAAGAACTTGCATCATCTGTATCTCCTTCGTGGGTAGTTTTCTTTGTTTTAATTCTATGTAAAACCCCAGCTCCCTCCACTACGTCAGCAAAATAAACTGATAAGTCTCCGTGATAATGCATTGGATGATTAGGTATTTGAACGCCTTGAATTGTAGGATAAGTCGTATTTGTAAGAGCTACTTGGCTTCCTAATCTTGCTCCTGTCCACACAGTATTTACTAAAGCCGGAGTACCATTTAACGGTCCGTATGCGGATATATTAGTTGGGGTAGCAAAATATAAATAATTATCATAATAAACTGCTCCATTTCCTGCTCCGCTTGTAGGAGTTCCTACTAATGCTTCACTTGCTAAAGAACTATTATAACTAACTACTTTTCCATTAGAATTATATGCGTAAAGTAAAGCATTCTTTATATTTGTTAATAACCACTTCGTATATCCGGTAATATTCGCTCCGCTAAATTTTTGATAAACTGTAGGCACTAAACAACCAGAAGCCTTTACTTCACTTCCTACAGGCATATCAGGATCCACCGCTATTGAGGATTGATAAGAATCCTTCTTAGCAAAATACTGAGTAGTTGATTGCCCGCCAAAAATAGAATTGATGCTTATTTTCTTTATCATTCTGTTGGTTGAATATAATTATTAATGTTAATAATTCCTACATCTTTTTCTAAAATCCTGGGATCAATTGTATTACTTCCGTGCTCTGCCATAAGGTCTTGTTCTAATTCTCTTACTTTTAGTTTATATAAACTAGCCTTTCCTGTATCAGGCTTTATTGATGTAAAGAAAATTTCCAGCGCTTGAAAGACTGGAAGTATTTGATAATCTTCAGGTATTGAATAACATTCTCCGATAGTATATGTAGATGAACCAGCTGCAATTGAAGTTCCTTCGTAATTTTTTTCTAAAACAAGATGCGTATTATCTGTTACGGAAGCTATTTTATACCAATATTCATCCCCGTCTTGACTTATTGGAATTTTTAAATATCTTCCCACCATCGCAGATGTCCATACTGTAGAGTCGCCTACAATAGCAGTACTTCCGTTCGTAGCAGTAACAATAGTCCCTGTCGTATAATCAGCTACGCTTAAATCTCTGATTATAATATGATAAACTAAAGTACTTTCTATATCTGCAGTTGTAAAAGTCGGATAAAAACCGATCTGTTTTTTAAAAATAAAAACATATTGAGGTACGTCGCCTACTACTGAAGTTGATGCATTTATTTTATCCCAATGTTCTCTTGAAGTAATAAGTCTCGGAAAATAATTCGTTGTTCCGCTAGTAGTATAAAGTTCTTTAAATCTTCCAAAATCTATTGGTAAATCATAAAACTGCTGACTAGCAACGGAAGTTATAGTTGCCGTATCTTCTTGAAAATTGAATTTTTTAGAAATCTTTTTAGCAAAAAGATTTATTAAAGTATCAGCTAAAGTTAATGTACTGGATGACGAATCATTAGCTAGTTTTCCAAAAAGATTTCTTGCTCCTGTGTATGTTAACATATTATTAAGTTATTAAAATTTTTCGTAATTTATTGAATTATTTTCCAGCCTCTTTTAAATTATTCATATTTTTTTAATTATATTTCACATTGTGACTCGCAATAAGCTGTTTTTGCAGCACCTAACGCCCAATTACTACCATCGTATTTAACAAAATTTATTGTTGCCGTTCTGTAATATATAAATCCACCAAGACCCTCTGAACTAGCTCCATTTCTTCTATAATTACCGCCTAAATCAATAGGAGTAAATGGTATTGTCCCAATAACAGCAGAAGAAGCACTTCCACCAATTGTTCCACTTCCTCCTAAAACAAATGATAATGTGCTTCCAGAAATTTTATAATTATATGCGTGAGTAGCCACGGAAGTATAAGTCATACCACCACTGGCTGACCATTGCGGAGCCCATTCTAACCACCTTGTTTCATAAATTGGTCTTTGGATAAGATTTTTGGCTGTAAAAGCTGGCACAGTCCAATCATTTCCTGTAACAAGAGTTGTTGCGAAGCGACCTATAACAGTATAATAATCAGTAGCAACTGCGTTTGTAATTGTAGAAATTGCACAATATTTTTCGTTATTAGAGTCTGCGGTATTAAAATCGTCAAAAGAATCAGCATAAGGGAATCGGCAAAATCCTATTACTACACCATCAGTTGAATTATATCCGAGATAAACAAACATATCTACTTCTTTGTCTATAAGTTCGTTGCTACCAAGATTCATTCTTAAACCATCTATTAATGTCACTGACAAAGCACTTGTAATATCCCTTACTGTATCTCCTATTCTTATATAAACAGGATTACTTGCAGAAGGGTCATTTCCATCTATTCCTTTAATAGCTACTGTTAAATCATCTGAAGCTACAGAGGGGACTATTTTACCATTTAAAAGAAATCCCCGAGGAGTGTTTAGTTTAGCACCTATATCATTTACTACCTCCTCATAACTTCTACCCTCTAAACCATTAGCGGTAAACTTAGCATAGTCATTATCCGCCGCATCTGCGTCATCTATTTCTACTAAATTATCATCAGCAATTCCTATTGTTTGTTCAGCTAAAACATCAGTTCCTATTTCAAGATTTACTGTAGCTTTAAAAGTTGCTTCGTCAGCATCATCTACTATAGAAGCTCCAAAAGCTGAGATGGTAGTACTAGCTGGAAGTGAAAGAGTCGCTATATCAGCATCAAGATTAAGTGTCGCAATTACTGCCGTAGCATCAGCATCATCTACTATAGAAGCTCCAAAAGCTGAGATGGTAGTACTAGCTGGCAATACGAATGTTTTTAAATTAGCGTCAACCTCTGAATCCATTAAAGCTCCTGCAGTCGTTACATTAGCTGTATCTGTAACATCTGCCCCATCTTCTACACTTATAAGGGTTCTGACTTGAGTAGCTGTTAAAGCTGTTATTTCTCCTGCGGTAATTCTTCCTACTAGGGTTTGTTCTCCGACTGTTAAGGCTTCGGGAGTGTCATCACTATCTGCTTTTAAAATAGTATTAGCGTTGAATAAAGATTCATCAGTCTTAGCATCAAATGCGTCCCAATCAGCTTTACTTAATAAACCTCTATTTGTAGTTGAGGCCGTAGGTAGGTGTATTGTATGTGCTCCAGAGCCACCATCAACGATATTTGCATCCGTTCCAGTAGAGCCTAATGCTATTGTTTGCGCCCCTGTAGAGTCAGCATTTATTGAAACAAGAGAACCACTTCCCACTATTGCGGAAACTTTAAGTCGTCCCGTATCTGGATCTACGAGTAAATTACGAGTTTCTTCATTAGCATCATCAGTAACACCCAGGAGAGCTTTGCGGCGATTATCATCTATTTTGGCTTGCTCCTTTGTCATTTTATTCTATATTAATTAATAAATACCCGTTTCTATTATCAATCTGGAGAGGATAAATAACATCATCATCTCCTAAAACTAAACTAGTTGCTTCATTATTTTCATCCATTTCAGTTGGATTAACAGTTCTTTCTGCTTCTGCAACATAATGAATTTCAATTAAAAGCCTTCCTGTTACTGGATCTATCCTTAAAGGAATAGCATTACCGTCTGTGTCTTTAGCTAACACTACATAACAATTATTATCATCTATTTTCATAAACTCTCCGCAAATAGTTTAATTTTTTTTACCTGTAAGTCAGATTCTTCAATTAATTTATCTAACTCTAATCCCTTTTTTTCATTTACTTGCAGTTGATTATCTGCTTTCATTTCCCTTCCAAGTACTTCTACTTCTCGTATATTGAGACTCTTTTCTTTAACAGTTATCTCCTTAGAAACCTTATTAAACTTAATAATATTCTCTTTAAGCTTTCTTTCATTTTTTTGAAGAGTTATTTTTAACTCTTTATTATTTTTAATTATTGATTTATTTTGCTTTTTAATATCCTCAATCTCTTCCTTGCTATCCTTTATTTTTCCTAGATTTTCTTTTATTTCTCCTTCTTGCTTTCGCTTTAATTCATTGAGTCTAATGTATTCTTGTTCTGCTAAAGTTAAACTATTACGCGCTACTTTAATGCGTTTTTGTAAATCTTTTGGGAGTTGTACTCCTCCTTCATTATTTAATTGCATATTTTTATGATTCTCTAGTTGTAAGCCTAGGAGTGGTTCCTGCTACAGTTATTATGCCTGTAAATATTACTCCGTCTCCCTCTGAAACAGAACCTCCAGTTCCATCATCATTTCCAGTCCCCGGCTTTAAAGCATAATGAAATACTGTAGCTGAAGCAGCTCCACCTAGACGTACAAAAAGCACATTAGTTCCACAATTTTGAATACTCCAAGACTTTCTCTCTGGGTTAGCAGCTATAGCAGTTCCAGTACCTAGTAAAGCAGGAGTATTTATTTGAGCCGTTCTATAAACTATATTAGCCATTTTTTTTAATTTCATTATAAGCAGCTCTTAATTGAGCTTGCTTACTTTGAATTATTTTAGATTTCTTATTAATAGATTCTTCTCTATTCTTAATAGCTTCCGCTTTACCATCTAAAGCTTTTTCCTTATTTTCCAGATTAATCATTTGAGTTTTTATTCTTTCTTCATTTTGTATTAATTTTAAATTCCTACTCGTAAATCTGTCTTCCTTTTTTAATAAAACATAATCTCTTTCTTTAATTTCTTTTTGTTTCTCTGATAATTCAATCTCTACTGCTTTTAATCCAATTGACTTTCCTTCTATATTCTTCTTATCTTTATTATATATGCTTTTTTCTTTTTCTAGATCCTCCTTAATTTGTGTAAGGCTTTTCTTTTTCTCATTTAATTCTTCTTTAAATTCCATTAATTCCATCTTTCTATCATCTAAAGGTATCATTGCTTTTTCTTTTTTATCCTCTAAATCACGAAGTTCTTTAAGTGCTCTTCCTTTCTTCTCTTGTATTTTTTGCATATATACAGAAAAAGCTTCTACTGCTTTTCGCTTTTCTGGTTCTATAGAATCTTTGAATTTCTTTAAGACTAAAACATCTTTCTCTAACTGTTTTTTAATCTTATAAGATTGATAAAGCGAGTGATCACTAGAAGCTTTTTTTTTCTGTATTATAGATTTTGCATCAAATAATCGCATCACTTTTCATTTAATCCTTCAAATTCTTTTTCTTTTATTTTTTTAATCTTTTTGTTTACTTTTTTTATTTTTTTCTTCTCCATTTCTATTTCTAGCTTCAGGTCTGTATCAGCTTCTACTACTCCCTTAGAGAAACACTTATCATAGAATACTTTAAACTTAGGATCTGTCATTAAGAGTTTCTTTCTGTTTATTTCTCTTTGTGCAAGATGTTTAGCGAAATGATGTGCTAAAAAATCTTGAATTAATTCTGATTGTCCTGACTTAAAAGAATATTCTACATTGTCCCACTTATGAGTAAAATCTTGGTCTGTCCAATTACAAAATAGTATTGCAACTGATTTTTTATTGTTTTTCATTTGTTTGTTGGGATAATTCTGACCCCAATTACGCTGTGGCGAACAGCTTAATTATCGCCTAACGGGGCTTTTTAAAAAGGAAGCCCCTTAAACCTTATCTAAAATCAATCCATAACTAAGAATACAGGATTATATTCCGTGGAAACTCCCTGAACACACGCTACTCCAACTTCACTAAGAGGCGTTACTTGCTCTGTTACACAACCATCCGTAGTTGTAGAAGCGCTAACGCCTTCTCCGATTTCAGCAGGTGTTGCATCATGTAAGCAAGAAACAGGACCTCTTGTTTGGATCCATCCAAAATACTCAGCTGTAATAGCTGTTACAGCTACTCCAACAGGAACGCCAGTCTCAGATGCAGCATGAATAATAACATCTTTATACTGATTAGCTACTAGCGTTGCTTGTGAACTGGTCGTCAAAGCAGTTACTACTGGTTCGTCATCATCTAAGGTAACTGTTAAGTTAGTTGATAGAGCAGCAGCAGGATGAGATTTAATTGAATAAGTATATCCCTGCCCATCTTCATCATTAATAACAATAACACCTCCAGCATACTGATTAGCAGTAGCTGCAGTAGCGCCTAATGTAACTACTATTTCTAAAGCGCCAGCAGCTCCGGAAACCACCGCTATGTTAGCGTGGTTAGTTGCATTAGCTGGTCCATCTTGTAATTTTCCAGGTACTAATGCTGTGCCGCCAGCTTGAATATAACGATAAGCTCGTCCATCAGGAGTAATAATCTTTGTTCCCAAAGCAGCTTCCTGAACAGATGAGTTACTCCGTATATTCCTAGGAGCTGTAGCAGCATCTTGTGTAAATCGTGCCATATTTTTTTTATTAGTTAATTAATCTTTTAAAGATTAGACTTCCTTAAAAGGCGCTAATCTTAAGGTCAACTTGAATTAAACCTATGAATTTTCAATTTCTACTTTTACTACTTTAGAACCACTCATATGAGTACATTTTACTTTTTCAATTCCATCTTCCATAAAATATTCTCGCTTAATGTCAGTTATAAATGATCCTTTTTTAATAGCTTTCTTGATTACTTTTTTCTTAGCCATAATTATTTATTTAATTTTTAACCATCTTTAGCTATTCCAGAAGTATTATGAACAGCAGTCGCATTAGCAACAAATACTCCAACTGAAGCCTCAGTTAATAGAGTACAGTTAAATGCCCAGCAGTTATTCAATAGAATTGCTCCTCGTTCTTGCTTTCCACCACTAGCTGTAACAGCTTCTGCAGGTACTGAACCTATTTCATTAGCAATAAAGTCACAATTCTTAAACATTGCCATTCTATTTACATCATTTACTCCAGTTGCATCTACAAATGAATTAGCTGTTCCTCCTGCTTTTCTTAAGAATTGGCAATTATCAAATCTTGCATCTCTTGAAAACTTACCAGTGATTTTTTCTCTTGCAAATTCTACACACGGATGAATGATTGCAGTTGATACTTCATTAGCAAGTGATCCAAAGCTACAATCTATGTATTGGCAAGAATCACCATTCTCTAAGAGTTCAGCTGAAAGTGTTACATCTAAGTCAGATGACTTATAAAATTCACAGCTTCTATAAACTGTGTATTCTCCACCTTCTGTAACACCCCAAATTGAAGCAGCTACAGTACTTGAACTATCAAACTTGATACTAGTAAAAGTATTTCCTACTCCTGTGTTTTGCATCAAAGCAATATCAGCAGCTACTGTACTGTCTCCCATAGTAATTCTACTTCTAGCACCCATACCTACTCCGCCTCTCATATCAGTTCCCACAAAATGAAGCCTACTCTTTGTAATTGTCAGCATTGAGGTTTGTGCATGAGCTGCATGAGCGCTTAGAAAAATAACATCATGGTTATTTGTCGTAGCAGCCGAAATAGCAGCACTAATTGAAGCAAATGCATGATCTGGAGTTTCTCCAGTATCATTATCGTCTCCATTAGTAGGATCTACATACCAAGCATTACCGAACACAGTCATTCCTCCACCTACTATTTCTGATGGAAGAATCTGCGCTCCATATCGCAATGCCGGATTATAATCTCGTAATAACATATTTTTCTTTTTATTCCTCTATCTCTTGTAGTCTTTAAACTCAAGGTAAATAGCGAAATATGTTAAATTAATTAAACTCCCGTAATACCAGTTAAACGACCATGTTTTCCAGGATCCCAACAGATCCAGTTTCCAGCTAAAGTAAGTTGAGTTACATAAGCCTTCTGATTAACCGGTTTCTTCCAACCATCCCAACTGAATCCCATACCCTGAGATTGACCATAGTCATTACCCTCAGTTACAGTTTTAAACTTAAATGCATTCTCCCCATAAACAGGAAGTGCAAACCAATCAATGTAATCTTCATCAATCGCATATAGATATCCAGAAGTAGCTTTTCTATCTGCTACTACAGGGATTCCTCTATAGTCAATAGCCGTAAGACCAGCTCCACCCTTAACACCCTTCTTATATGTATCAATATTTCGGGTAATGTTAACTTTAGGCTCAATCAACTGTTCAAGTAAATTCCATACAGTTCGGTCAGATATTAAAATGCTCGCACCTTGTGATCCATCTCCGATAGCACTTAATAATGTTGAGATTTTAGCTAATGTTAAAGTACCCCCAGAAGCAGTATCAGTAGCATTAAGCGTAGTGTAAGTTGATCTTGTCTGTCCACCATAAGTTGCAGCAGTTCCACCATCATCAATGATATTTGCTAATCCATTAAATAGACTTCCTGAACTATCATCTGCTGCAGTTGCATCATCTGTATATAGTTTATCACCTAAGTCATCAGCCATATCATGAGCAGTACCTTCCATTTCAGCTGACATTAAGTCAATTACTTTTCCTTCACTAGAAGCATTCAAAGATAAATCAGTTACTGGTACTGAAACTGATTTGTAATAAAATTCCGGAGTAAAAGATAATTGAATTCTATTATCAGTAGCAGTAGTATCCAATAAATCATATCCTCTAAAATGCCCACCAGTGGTATTTTTTGAAACTTTTATAGACTTTTTCATTGTCTCTCCTTTAAAAGGTTTTGCAGAACCTCCCATAAGGCGTGTCCAAAGAACGTTTTCTCTCAAAATAGTATCTAACAATTTTGGAAGAAGAACATCCTGAGTCACGGATGTAACTCGGTTGCTATTTGCCATATTTTTTTATTAATTAATTATTACCATCCCTTGCCTACCATATCAGCAGGAGTAAACCATTTCTTAGTTTGTGGCTCTTTATCTGTCTTCTTGCTCTCACTAACAATTTTCTTTCGTTCGTTTATTTTCTTAGAATCTTTTTTGGTTGAGAGTTTCAAGATATTATAACCTTTTTTAAAATCAAGATTTCCCTTTCCATCAGTAGGTTTATATTCCATCATTACTTTCATGAGATCTTCTTTTTTAAACTCTAAACCATCAGCTTGTAAAGAATCAATTTGATTATCCACCCACTTCTTCCATTTATCTGCTGAGTCATCACTCTTACCTTGTTCTTTCTTTAGATCCTCTCTGATTTCTTTTTTAATTGATTCTTGTGATTCTTTATTCATTTCCTGAAAACTATTCCATGCTTCCTTATTATCTCCTAAAGCTTCTGAGAACCACTTAGGAATTTTAGTATCCTTGGATTGCGATTCCTTTATTTCGCTAATTTCAGATTTCATATATTCCTTCATATCATCAAGATCTTTCTTGTATTGATTTTTTTCCTCTACAAGTGCCTTGAAGCGAGGATGTTTATGAAAAGGAACTTCTTCTTTTACTTCTTTTGCTTCTTTTTTTTCTTCCTTTTCTTTTTTTTCCTCTGGTTTCTCCTCTGGTTTTTTTTCAGCTGGCGATTCTATAGAAGTTTCCTTCTCCTCTATGACATCCCCTTCATTGGGAATATCCGCCAAATTTACTTCATCCATATTTATAGTTGGGTGAATTCTATTATGCACCCTATTATGTGGTTGGTGAATCCACTTAATTATCACCTATCTAAATCTATTTTTTTTCTTCTTCTCCTTCTCCTTTAACCGCTATTTGTCCTGCAGTTGCTTGTTCATTAATCGTCATATCAGTTGCTGCTTGCTCTATTTGCATAGCTTGATTTGCCATTACTGCCGCTTTAGCTGCTTCAGGATATAGTAATTGAGGTGCGGTATTTTGCATATATAGTCTTTCGGCTGATTCCTGTGGATTGGAAAATCCTAACTTATCAAATAGAGATATATCATCAATCTTATTTATTCCGGCTAACATAACTGCGTTACTAGCTTCACTAAACTCATCTTTTGGTAATAATGAACCTTCCTTAACACTTACGCATACCTTTCTATCAATATCAGCATTAGATAACTCTATAAACTCCATTGCTTTATCTTTTCCTATCACCGAACCTGTGTGCTTTTCATCGTAATAAACATACATCATTTGTACCCACCAATTAAATACCTGGTCACAGAATTGCTCTAAGTATTCTGATACGCCTCCCCCTATTCGTGAAGAATCTTGAGCTTTAATCAATTGTTTTCCACCAAGTGTTTGTTCATTTATTGTTCCTTGTGGACTTGAGCCTCTTACTCCGAATATATTTCTTAATTCTTCTCTAGTATCAATTAAATGATTAAATACGTCGTTAGGAAGTCCTTGTGCTTGATTACTATGAACAGCGGTAGCTGGATTTCCCTGAGCTATCCAAAGAGCCCCTCCTTGTCTGCAAGCTTCTACTGCGGATGCTGATTGCTCTTTAGTTAATCCGGAATATTCTCCAGATATAACCCATCCTCCATTTATTCCATCAATATTTCTATCTATCTGTGCTTGTCTTTTATTTATAATGTCTTGATTCGCAAGATTCTGACCTATTAATGAAGTATCGTCGTGAGGATGTTTTCCTAAGTTAAAAATTGAAAGGAATACATAAGGAATCTTAGGATAATTGAAATGATTTTTTCCTGGAATCATTTTTCCAGTTTCTTGTTCACTACCATCTTTCATGGTCTCAACTTCTTTTCCTGAATAATTCCAATGAGGATTTTTAATCTTTCTTAGTATTTTTTTTCCGAGAGACCAAAATACATACTCCTCTGTCCACCATTCTATGTAATTTATTTTAGTTCCTAGTTTTTTTTCTGTTAATTTATTTATTATTTCTTTCTTCTTAGGAAATCTTTTAATTAAATTATTAGCAGTATCATTTTTATATTCTCCTATATATTCTCCTGTATACTGCATGTCTTCTGTTATAGTTCCATCAGGATCTAAAATAAGCTTCTGAGGTCTTAATACTTTAGTATAAATATCATTCTCATTTAACGACCAACTTATTTTAACTACTCCTAATAAATATAGCGCCCAGAATCTAGTTACTTTTTTTAATCTTAACTTTAATCGTTGAATATCAGCTTGATATACTAACATTGACTGCACTTTCTTTGCTATCTCTTCCCCTTCTTTTGAATTATCACTACTTACTGTTGGCTCTGGATTTCTATTTGTAGCTATTGGAAGAAAAGTTTCTACTGCTTCAAATATAATATTATCTACTATAGGTCTATCTGTTTCTTGTATTTTTACATTATTAAAATGCTTCCCTAACCAATACTTTTCGTTTTCCTCTTGTTTAGTTTTAATTTTAGTTTCATATTCTTTCCATTTCTTAGTCCATTGATCTTTTAAATCAATCAACTCCTCGTCTTTCATATTTAACTTTAACTCATCTAGTAGTTCTTCTGTTCCTTCTTGAGTATCAAAATCTTCAGACCCGTGTCTGTTTACTTTTCTAAAAAGACTATAAAAACCATCAAACATAATTTTTTATTTAAAAGGGAGTTTTAATCCCTTTAGCTTTTAATCAATATGATTAAAACCCTTTCTAAAATAAAAAACACACAAAAAATAATTGTGTGTCCTCCGATTTTACGGTCAGACGAGACTCATCCCTTTCTTTAATCTTATTATATAACACCTTTAAGAAAATGTCAACCCGTTAAGTTTAATTCTTTTCTTAAAACTCTTATCTGCTTCTGCCCATACTATTATTCCATTGCGGATCTTGATAGTAATATTTGTATTATCTTTATTTCTCCTAGCAACATTAATTAACTCTCTTTGAATTATAGCTAGTTTTTCTAGTTCTTTATTCATAAGCTTCTCCAATCATTTGTTTTTGTTTTCTTAAATTGCTTTGTAATAAATTGATTATCCATTTTATCTCCAGTATATATGATCGGCGATTCTTCTATATCTTCTTTCTTTCCTTTTATAATTTTATTTTCATTAGATCCGAATTTACTCATACCTATTCTCCAATATGTAGTTGCTAATGCCCAGTGATCGTCTCCATTTCTAACCCATAGCTTACGCTTAATTTCCATTGTCTTCTGATCAAATTCCTTTATTCTTGTTAATGCATTCCAATGTAGCCAATAGTCATACCAGTCATCTTCATTACCTTGAATAGGAATTCTTCCATCTGTAAATTCATCTACTACTAATTGAATACATCTATTTCTATCAGCTACTACAGCTCCTTCTTCATCGTTTTTACCCCATCTTACTAATTCTTTTGTTTTTCTATCTACTCCAAATGTACAAAGAAATACTCTTCCGGGATATTTTTCCCTTAATTCTCTCGCACCTGTAATGTCTCCTCCTTGATCTATTACTACAATTGCTCTTTTCCATCTATTTAATAACTGTTCAATTTCACCATACTTATCTATCTTTGAATTTAACTCTCCTTTACTAAAATAATCATAATGAAATATTCCTTGACTACATCCAATTACATAATGTACATTCTTTCCTGTATCTATTCCGATTACTATTCTTTCATTATCTTCTGGTGTTATAACTAATTCTCCTGTTAGGTTTTGCATTAAGTGTGCCTTTGTAAGTTTATTTCCTCCTCCTACATAAGGTAGTCCTAATACTTTATTATAAAAATACTCTTCTGATTTTTCTTTTTGATAATTAATTATTTCCTTTGCTGAAACCCACGGGGCTATAAATAAAGGTATCCAGTATCCAGAATATTCTCTATTTTTATATTTCTTTACCCATCTTCCTACTCTTCTTTCTTCATTAGTTAATTCCTTTCCGCAATACTTACAAATATATTTCTCTTTTTTTAAATCAAAACTCTTAGGCCATTCCATATACTGCTCTTCCTTACACTTACTACATTTAATAAACCAATGTTTTTGATCTGATCTTTGCCAATGCTTATCAATTCCTGTTCCTACTGATGATGGATGAGAAAAATAATGTTCCCATTTAAACTTACTGTGTTGTAGTCTTGTAGCGTATTGCTCAATAACGTCTTGCTTACATGCATCAATTTCATCATAGCAATTCCAATCACTCGTTACCATTATAGCTGCTTTTTGACTCCAGCTTCCTCTGTAATGAATATAATTAGATCCTATCTGCTTTTGTTCTACTGTATCTTTATCTTTAGTCCATTTTTGAAATATTGGATTCTGGGCAATTATTCTATTTACTTTAGAGCCAACCATTGAATTAACATCACTATCAGTAGGAAGAATATATACTGCATCCATCTTTATATTATGGATAATCCAAATGCTTTTTATTATTTCACAGGTAGTCATTCCTATTTGAGCAGCTTTCAATACAGCTAGTTTTACTGAGAAATCTCTATATATGTCAAACAGAAAGAGATGATTTCTAAATTCTAATAAGTCACCCTTTTCATTTTTAATTTCATACTTCTGAATAAATGCATGTATAGATAGATCTTCTAACATTTTATTCTACTTTACAATCTTCAAATTTAGCCCACCTACCTTTATCTTCTCTAACAGCCCACTTCCATATCTGTCCCTGATTATCTAAAGCATATAGGCAATGCCCTTTAAATTGTTTCTTTTCACCATATACTAACTTCTCGTAAGAGTATTCTCCTGTTGTTATTTGTATAAACTTTCTTGTAATTCTCATATATTTTAATTCTTTTGGTTGTTATCCAACTATATATTACTATATTAATCTTTTTTAAAGCGCTTAGATCGCATTGTATGAACTCGTTTTTTCACTCTTCTAATGTTTTTTTAAGTTTTTCCTCATATTCAGTAGCTAATTGCTTTATCTTTTTAGAGTCTTTTAATCCTTCAAGCTTAGAATTTAAATTCAAATTAACTGACTCTTTTTTTTCTGGTGCGTAACTTCCTTTAATCTTATAAGCTAAATCTAATGCTTTTATTTGTATTTCACTTTTTTCATCAAATAATAATTCATTATGTTTATTAGTTAATTTTCTATCTGGAATTAATTTATTGAACTCTTCTAAGAATCCTTCACTTTCTAATATCGGTTTTGGACTTCTAGATACGTTCTTACTATAACCTACTTTATCCAATATTTCACCCGCATTCTTCTTACTCTCTCCTTTTAAAGTTTTAACTACTAATTCAGCTGTTTTTTTTTGTTTTATCGTTCCCATAATACTTATTCCATAATTTATCGCCTCGCTGAATTAAATCTCTTTTATGATCCTTTTTATATCTTTCATTATCTATTCTTCCACTATGTCTACATTTTCTATAAATGAATTTTTTTTTACATTCAGTGCAGATATCTATAATTACTTCTTTAGTATTTAGTATTGTCTTACAATTATGTAGTCTCATATGCTAAGATTAAATCCTCTGATATAAATATGTGTTTCTTTTTTTTAATCTCAACTTCATCTATTGACCAGCTTTTAAATAATATTCTATTTCCTTTTTTGACTTTCTTAACATCTTCACCTATTGCAATTACTTTAGCTATCTCAGTAATTATATTATTGTCCGGTAATATAATTCCTGATTTTTCTTTCATCTCTTCTATCTCTATTAAACAATTTTTATGTAATGGTTTAATCATAAAATTCTTCTATGGGAGTAGGTATTCCCTTATCTTCGTTTTTTTTAATTATTTCTTTTACGCTTTTTTCTCTTATACTTGGATTTGTAATTATTTCTGATTTTACTTTTAGTTGTTTTTTTATTTTATTTTTAACTTCTGTTAAAATAAAATTATTTAACCATATTTCTATTACCACTATGAAAATACAAAAAACAATTCCCGTAATAAATCCAAAAAGAAATACAAACATTATTTTGTTTGTATTTTCTTATTCTGAGCTTCCTGAATATTTCTCACTACTTTTAGATCAACTATTTTCACGCTAGGTTCATTAACTGCTTTAAAATCTAAATCATACGCCTTAACTAACTTTCGGTACTCTTTTTGAAATCCCTCTACGCGACGCTTTTGCTCTTTTTGTTCTACTTCTAAAGGTAATTTTAATTCCTTTTTCATATTTTTATTTATTAAAAATTAACTATTCTCTATTACTATTATAATACTATTAGTTAAAAAAATCAACTTAAAAGTTATCCACAGATAAAGTGTTGACATTTTTTCCATAGTGATATATATTATAAATATGCAAAAAACTCACCACGTAAAATCTTATATTTTTTCAGCTGACGGATGCTTTGGCTTCTGTCAAGCAAGGGTCTGTAGTGAACCCTTTTGCCCGTCAGCTGTAAGAATGTAAGATTTTTTTTATTAGAAAGAAAATTTAAAAATGCAAGCGTTGTTTTTTTTAATTTTTTCTCTAATAAGGAAATTAACGGCCATCTTATTAGAGTTTTTAGCCAAAAAAAAAGCTATTTGTATCAAGAAACAAATCTAAATTAAAAAAAATTCTTGCAGAGGATCCCTAACTAAACTATCTGGATAAAAAACCCTAAAGGCCGTTATTATTATACGACTAGTATATACAACTAGTATATACAACTAGGTTTTAGATAGATAATTACTATTAAAAAGAAAAAAAATGAAAAAAAAAAGTTTTCT